TCACCAGGGGTTTGTAATATCCTCATCATCGAATGGGAAAAGCAAAAGCCAAAAACACCAAGGACTATGCTTAGAATTAAAAAGCTAAACAAGGACGTTGACACGATGGTCTTCATTTTTCCATATTCCCTGGCACCGAAATAGCGGCTCACGAGCACACCGGCACCGACACCGGCCCCCAGTGCCACACAAATGAAAACATTGGTCAGTGCTGCACAGGCCCCGACAGCTGCAAGTGCAGAGGAGCCAACAAATTGGCCGACGATGATAGAGTCAGCCATATTGTATATTTGCTGAAAAAAACTGCCCAAAATCATTGGCATTGCAAAAACTGTCAATGCTTTAAGAGGTGTATCTGTGATCAAATATTCATCTTTTGACATTATCATATTCCTCCACAGCCTTTATAATTTCACTTATTCTTTCCTTCACCGGAATTTATCCCATGTATTCAAAACGCAAGTCTCAAATTACATTGCGAAACAATTATATATAGTTACAGCCGCTAAGTCAAGCCAGAGTTTACTTTCAGCAACATAAATGATATGATATTTAAGAAAAATTACTATCCGGAGGATATTATTTTACAGGAGGGACACTTATGTACCTGAACGGTTTAGATGAACTGGATCAGAAGATCATCCAGTTGCTTATAGAAAATGCACGTATTTCCTACTCTGATATCGGTAAAGAAACCGGTATTTCCAGAGTGGCAGTAAAAGCCCGGATTCAGGCTCTGGAGAAAAAAGGCATAATTGAAGAATATACAACTATAATAAACCCTCAAAAGATCAGTGGTGCTGTTTCATGCTATTTTGAAATCGAGACAAAACCAGACCATCTGTCGCAGGTGACAGATATATTATATAATAATGATACCGTCACGCAGATTTACCGTGTCACAGGAAGAGACAAACTGCATGTACATGCCGTTGCTTCATCAAGTGATGAAATGGAACACTTCCTGCACACAGTTATTGATACACTTCCCGGCGTTATCAGCTGCAGCTGCAATACAATCTTATCACGTATTAAAGATATTAAAGGATTACGGCTATAGAAGCCTGCATAAAGGGCAATGAACCATTTCTGATCCATTGCCTTTTACTTTACATACGCTATACTCCATAATTCTGATTATGACAGTATTCACAACCACGCATCTCTGCTACTGGAACAGGAAGTTGATGTGGATACAATCTCACGCAGGCTCGGTCACGCTGACAGCAAAATCACAAAAGAAATCTACCTACACATCACGAAGAAAAAGCAAGAGCAGGAAAATAGTAAGATAAAAGAGATTCAGCTTCTTGCAAAGTAACCTACGGATTTCCTACGGATTGTGATTTTGAGCAAGAAAAATCCCCGGAAACACCGCATTTTCAGGCACTTCCGGGGATTAAGTTCAAAGCTGTCTAGGGGAGTGTCTGCATATATAAATAGGTACAAACTAATACGAAATAACACGTTTTTAGGCACTTTCAACGTTGAAGCCGTACAATAAAATACAATATTTTGCCCCATGAAAGCCCCATGAAAATGGTACAATATTAAAGCCCCAAAGCGAATTGCTCTGGGGCATCTTTTCTACTCAATCCAAGCTTGAAACTTGTCAATGAATCTGTACTTATCTCCGGCATATCCATCCATGCCACTTGCTTTCAGTGTGTCGACCTGATCTGCATAGAAGTTAGGATTATTCTGTGCAGAAACTCTGTAATGGACCCTCTTGTACTTATATCCATCTGGGGTGATGTAATACAGCTCAACAGCAAGAATCTCTGACCCATCTCCGAGGATTCCGTTCTTCTTATCATTAAGATCATAACTATTACCGAATGTAAGGTAAGGAAGCCAACCGCTCTTTCTTGTGTATACTCGACAGCGAATACTTCCCTTACTCACCTTAACCGCAAGCCATTTGATTGGAACGTTATCACCTTTTCCCGCCCAGTCAGATTTGTTGGTTACTGGTGGCCACCATCTGTCTGTATATGCCTGATATGTGATGTCAACCTGTCCTAAGTCTTTCTTCTCGGTCGGCTGCGGAGCTGATGCAGGCTGTGACGGCTTGCTCGTGCCTGTGATTTCAGTTGGAAAATCACGATAGCAATAATTAACATCTACCCGTCCACTAATGCCCGGAACACTTCCATCGGAGCTGTACTGCCACATATCGGCTTTCATCCCAAGTGTACTATTATAGCGTGCGATCCACAGTGGATATCTTGTCCCCAGTGAACTTAAGTAGTTATCCCACCATGATTTATTACAATACGCTCCGCACTTATACCCTGCTGCCTCGATCAGTGCAGCAAATTTCTTCATACGGTCAACTGCACCTGTCTGTGTTCCCGGTTCTTCCAGGTCATAAAATACCGGATATGAAAGTTTATATCCTTTCACCAGTCTCAGTACATGTCTTGCCTCTGACTCTGCCTGTGCAGTTGTCTTTGCATACGAATAAATATAAACACCAAACGGAATCCCCAGTCTGGTACATTCATTTGCATTTCTCTTCCACTGCGTATCATCCTGAGAAGTCAGGTCATCCCCGTAACCACACCGGATGATCGCATGATATCCTGCTGCCTTAACTTTCTCCCAGTTAATAGTTCCCTGATGATACGATACGTCTACTACATTAATCGTTGCCATAATTATTCTTCCTCCTTATCTGAATCTCTCAACTGTAAAAGTACATCTTTCAGCCGTTCCGGAATTGGAACAAATACTGCTGCATTTTCCAACAGGCTCAACGCTTCGTTGCAAATATAGAATGTAATAACCACTTCCCGGAGCGGAATCGTGCCACCGATCAGCATCTGAATCAGGTAAGCCACAGCGATCACAATAAACATCACGATCTTCTTCAGCAGTCCACGGAATCCTGTCTCGGATGAGAGCTGCTTCAGGTAAATTCCTTTCAGCACTCCCGTGACATAATCCAGCACTGCAAGACACACGATCGTCTTAAGCAGTACATCCCATCCTCCTAAAAAGTACGCAAGGACTCCACCCAGGAATCCAAACACAATGCTGATTTCATTAAATAACTTGTCCATCTTTTTCATATTCCTCACTTTCCTTTCATCCTATTGCGAACACCGGGCGAATCCCGTATGTGCTTGTAGCCATATCACTGCTGGCATCTCCGTATTGCGATATCAGGGTGTATGTCTGTGAGCCTGCCACATTTCTCAACCAATAGTTTACACCAATCGCCTTCAATTCAGGGGCAAGCCGGAACAGTGCAGGTATCATCTTCCAGAAGTTTCGGATGATTTTCCCCATCCGCTCCCCGGAAGAAAGCCGTCTTCGTCATTTCATCCCATTCCTCTGAGAAGCTGAACTCTGCTTTCAGATACTCCCTTGTTCCCTCTGCTGTCTCAGGCGGCTCAAGATAGAGCCGCTGATTTACTACTTTGATTTTCATGCTTTTTCCTCATCCTCTTTTACAAGCTCCGTCATACCGGAATCCTCCAGGATCTCTTTTACCTTGTCCTTTAACAGCCGTGGAACCTGTCCATATGTCTTCTTTCCCATCATTATCTGCTGTGCCCATAACATTGCCATCATTTCTTTACCTCCTGCATTTTGCATTAATATGAATATATTGGTTAATAGAGTTACCATTTTACTGATACACCTGTTCAGACATCTCCAAGATGCATCCTTTCAACATCTCCACCTGTTCTTTTAAATCTGCATTCTCCCGGATCAGTGCGTCCATCTTTTCTGCCACTGTTTCACCCGGCCTCGACAGAATAATGCCTATAATACCGGCTGTGTACTTGGTGATTCCCTCAAGAGTGGTATACCCCTCGTACTCTCCGACCGTCTGGCTACGTTCTGATATAACCATCTTCCGGGTCTTCAGCTCGTCCCCGAACATTCCCCGCAGATCCTCTTCCGTTGCTGATACTGTCTTGATCAGCAGTGTCCCATCCCCCTGGATGGATGCTGACTGGATCTGCAGATCTGTGCCATCGTTGTATATAAGTTTCATGATCTCACCTCCTAATTTGCCGCAATCCATATGCCGTGGAATTTATAAAAAGCTCTCGTTGCAGGTGTTGAAAAGTAGATCA